GGTGATTAGGACCGCGATATTTCTCTAGGTATAGAACCTGACAAATGCTTGACACGGTATCGATAGGTTTATTCGATGGCTTCGATGCGAGCGAAGTAGCCCGCATCCGCGCCTCGCGAACTGCCGAAATTGCCGAGCAGGGCCGGGCGCGCGCCATGAAAAAAGCGCACAAACTCCACGTCCGCCGTGCAAAAGCCGAGGCCACGCTGGCAGAAATACTGCCTGCCCGTGTTGCTGATAGCGAAAGCTGGCATGTGATCTCGCACGGAGACATTGATTCACTCTCCTACCTGTCGCACGCCCTGCGCGGTGTCGAATACTTCGACTTCGTGCTGATCTCGACCTGGTGCATGGGATCGGCTGACCTTGACCAAATCGAAGGATGGATCGAATCCGGCCGCATCGATACGCTTGAACTCTACGTCGGCGAGATATTCCCGTCGCAGTACGGTGACGAATGCGCCCGCGCTGTCGCCCTCGCCGAGCGCTACGGCTTTCGCCTCGTCGTTGCGCGCAACCATAGCAAGGTGATGGCCGCGCGCTGCGGCGACTACTGCCTCGCCATCGAATCAAGCGCCAACGTGAACACGAACCCGCGCATCGAGCAGACCGCGATTCATGCCTCGCGCGAACTGTTCGACTTCTACCGCGAATTCTTCTCCGGCCTGAAAACCATTGTCCGCCATGGATAACCGCATGACGCAATCGGCTCTGGCGCGCCACCTCGACGTGAAGCGGCAGGCCATTCACGACCTGGTAAAGCGCGGCATCATTGAGATTGGAGAAGACGGAAAGATCGACGTAGCTACCGCCATTGATGTCATGGCCAAAACACTGCGCGCCGATTCGAAAACCGTCGCGGCGATCATGGCCGCGCCAGGCGAGAATGCGCCGGAAGTCGCTGATGCCGTCCCGCCAGCGCCGACTTTGCCGCCACCTACCGAAGCGCTCGACGCCACCAGCTACCACGTAGCGCGCACCCTGCGCGAAGCTGCCGAGGCGAAGATTGCGCAGCTCAAACTGCGGCAGATGGCCGGCGAGCTCGTCAATGCCAACGATGTCCGCCGCGCGGTCGTTGCGCTTTCCGCCACCGCTCGCAGCGGATTCGAGCGCATCCCCGACAAGCTGGCCGACCGGCTGGCGGCGCTGGGCGATCCGCACGAATGCCACGCGCTGCTGACCGCCGAGATCGATCAGGTGCTGGAAGACCTCGCGGCCGGGGCTGAATCCTTGAAACTGGACGATGTCCGCGCCTGACTTCCTCACCGGCCTCGACGCTGCGCAGCTTGTCGGCGCGGCGTGGGCGGCCGGGTTCGCGCCGCCGCCGCGCATCGGCGTGCGCGAATGGGCGGACACGCATCGACGCCTGCCGACCAAGGGCGCGGGCGAGCCGGGGCCGTGGCGCACGACGCGCGTGCCGTATTCCGGCGAAATCATGGACTGCCTATCGCCATCGCACCCGTGCAAGCGCGTCGTCTTCATGAAGTCGGTGCAATCGGCCGGCACCGAGATGGGCAACAACTGGGTCGGCTGGTTCATCGACACGCAGAAAGCGCCGATGATGATCGTGCAGCCGACGCTCGACATGGCCGAGCGCTGGTCGAAGCAGCGCCTCGCCGCGATGATCGAAGACTGCCCGACCCTGCGCGTGCGCATCGCGCCCTCGCGCGCGCGCGACAGCGGCAACACCACGCTGGTCAAGGAATGGGCCGGCGGCGTGATGGTGATCTCCGGCGCGAACTCCGGCGCCTCGCTGCGCTCGATGCCGGCGCGCTACCTGTTCCTTGACGAAGTGGATGCCTACCCGCGCGAACTCGAAGGCGAGGGCGACCCGGTGCGCCTGGCCGAAGCGCGCACCACCACCTTCCCGCGGCGCAAGGTGTTTCTGGTCAGCACCCCCACCATCGCCAGCCTGTCGCGCATCAACAAGGAATGGGAAGCCAGCGACCAGCGCCGCTACCTGGTGCCCTGCCCGGAATGCGGCCACGAGCAGCCGCTGGTCTGGGATAACCTGCGCTGGCCCGATGGCAAGCCGGCCGAAGCCGTCTATCACTGCGCCGCCTGCGGCATCGGCATCGCCGAGCACCACAAGACCGACATGCTCGCCGCCGGCCGCTGGCAGGCCATGCACCTCGATCGCGACGTGCCCGGCTTCCATATCAACGGCCTCTATACGCCCATCGGTCTGGGCCTCACCTGGGGCGAACTCGCCGCCGAGTGGGACGAAGCCAAGAAAGACCCGGCCCGGCAAAAGACCTTCATCAACCTGCGCCTCGGCGAAGTCGTTGCCGACCCCGAAGAAAAGCTCGACCCCGACGACCTGGCCAGCCGCGCCGGCAACCACAAGCAGCGCGACATCCCGCCCGGCTGTCTGGCGCTCACAGTGGGCGTCGACGTGCAGAAAGATCGCTTCGCCATCATCGTCATCGGCCACGGGCGCGGCGGCGCCATGTGGGTCATCGACTGGACGGAACTGCCCGCCGACCCCACCACCGACGACGGCTGGCAGGCACTCGACCGCTGGCTGGCCGTGCCCTTCACCAACTCGCGCGGGCTGCCCATGAAGCCGCTGATGACCGCCATCGACAGCGGCTACCTCACCGACAACGTGCTGGCCTGGACGCGCGAACGCCTGCGGCGCGGCGTCATCGCCGTCAAGGGCGCCAGCACCCACGGCAAGCCCATCATCAACCGCCCCAGCAAGCTCGACGTGACCATCCGGGGCCGCACCCTCAAGCACGGCGCCGAAGGCTGGCTGGTCGGTGGCGACACCGCAAAGTCCTACCTTTTCGCGCGCCTCGCCGCCGACGGCAAGCGCGCCGCGCACGACCGCACCGTCGGATTCGCCGCCGGCCTCGACGCCAGCTTCTACCAGCAGCTCACCGCCGAAGTGTGGGACCCGAACAAACGGCGCTGGATCAAGCTGCGCCCGCGCAACGAAGCGCTCGACACCTGGGTCTATGCCCTCGCCGCCGCGCACCATCCGGCCGTCCGGCTGCACCTGTGGAAAGAGCCGCAATGGGCGCGCCTAGAAGCCGCCCTCGAACCCGCCACCTTCGACCTTTTCGCCGCACCTGTCGAAGCACAAAAACTCGGCGCTGGCGATACGGCACGCACAGCCCAACCCACAACCCCCGCCCCCGTCGCCGCGCCGCCCGCCGGGCAGACCCTGGGATCGGACGAATGGAGTTCCCGCCTGTGACCGAAGCCGCAGAACTCGACGACCTGGCCCTGCTTCAGGCCGTCATCACCGAAGCCATCCGTGCCCAATCGAAAACCAGCGAAATCGAAGCCCTGCCGCTTGCCGATGCAGTCATCGGCGCCATCCGGCGCGATTTGGGCGGTGCCCGGCTCTACATCAGCGGCAGGCTCTCGCTGCGCGAGCGCGCCGCGCGCGACAAAGCCGTGCGCTCCGAATACAACGGCCGCAACGCCGGAGAAATCTGCAAAAGGCACGCCATCAGCAAGGCCCAGCTCCACCGCATCATCGGGCGCCAGCCGGCAGTCTCATCTTTGCTGTAAATGAGACTGCGACGATGGCATGCTCGACGGCATGACTATCGCCACCGACATACTGGCCAAGTATCTGGCCGCCGAAATCGATCTGCTTGCCGGCAAAGAAGCCAGCTTTGGAGATCGCCGCCTGAAAATGGAAGACCTCGCCGAGATCCGCAAAGGCCGCCAAGAATGGGAGCAGCGCGTCGCCGCCGAGCGGCGCGCCGCCGCCGGGTCTTGTGGGCTATCCGTTGGCGGAGCCACGTTTTCTCAAGTGAGGATGGGATGATTAACCCGATTGATCGTCTGATTGAATACCTCGCCCCGCGCGCCGCCGTTCGTCGCCGCGCCGCCCGCGACGTGCTCGCCATTTACGAAGCGGGGGTGCCCAGCACCCTGCGCAAATTCAGGCGCGACACCGGCGCCGCGAACAACGACGTGCGCAAAGGCGCGGTCCCGGTGCGCGTACAAGCGCGTCACCTTGAACAAAACCACGACATTGCCCGTGGCGCCCTGCGCACCATGGTGAACAACGTCATTGGCGCGCATGGCATCAACATCGAGCCGCAGCCGCGCCGCGCCGATGGCAGCATCCACGACGTCTATGCCGCCGCACTGCGCGAGGCATGGCGCGACTGGTGCAAAACCCCGGAAGTCACGCACCGCCTTACCTGGAACAAAGTGCAGCGCCTCGCCGCAAAAACCTGGCTGCGCGATGGCGAATGCTTCGCGCAAACCATCGTCGGCAGCCTGCCGGCGCTCGACCACGGCACGCGCGTACCGTTTAGCCTCGAAATGCTCGAACCCGACTTTGTGCCCATGCACCACGCCGAAAGCGCCACGCTGCGGCAAGGCATCGAGCTCAACGCCTGGGGCCGCCCGGTTGCATATCACGTGCACAAAACGCATCCCGGCGAATGGACGGCCGGGCAGGGGCTGGCCGACCTCAAGCGCATCAGCGCGGAAAACATGCTGCACATCGCCTGCCTTGATCGCTTCCACCAGTTGCGCGGCGTCAGCGAATTCGCCAGCGTCATCACGCGGCTCGAAGACATCAAAGACTACGAAGAATCCGAGCGCGTCGCTGCCAAGATCGCCGCCATGCTCACCGGCTACGTCAAGCGCGGCACGCCCGACATGTACGACCCCGCGACGCAGGGCACGCAAGTCGGCGCCGACGGCAAGCCCGTCCCGCGCCAGATCGATCTTCGCCCCGGCGCCATCTTCGACAACCTCGCCATCGGCGAAGAAGTCGGGCTGATTGACAGCAAGCGCCCGAACCCCAACGTCGTCACCTTCCGGCAGGGGCAGCTTCGCGCCGTCGCCGCCGGCATTGGCGGCAGCTACAGCAGCATCAGCCGCGACTACAACGGCACCTACAGCGCCCAGCGGCAGGAGCTGGTCGAGCAGTGGGTCAACTACGCCGTGCTGACGGATGAATTCACCGGCATGTTCGTGCAACCCGTATGGGAGAAATTCGTCGCCGCCGCACACCTCTCCGGCGTGGTGCGCCGCCCGGCCGAGGTTGTTGCGGAAAGCGCGGACGATGCGCTCTTCATCTGCCAGAGCATGCCCTGGATCGATCCGCTCAAAGAAGCCAACGCCTGGCACCAGCTAGTGCAAGACGGCTTCGCCAGCGAAGTCGAAGTCATGCGCCGCCGTGGCGTCAACCCACGCGACGTGCTGGAACAAATCACCAGCTGGCGGCAGGAAGTCGCAGCGCACGGGCTGCAATTCAGCAGCAATGCCGCGCACGACATCGCCGCGCCAGTCGCGCCGCCAGTGCAACCGGAGGACGAAAAATGACCTGCCTAGCACCTCATCAAATCTGCCTCACCAAAGGGCAGGATAACCTCCTGCGGCTGCGTCTCACCGCCGCCGGAGCGGCGCTCGACCTTGCCGGCTATCAAGCCAACTTCCAGCTGCGCGAATCCGCGGGCGGCGCAATCATCGCCAGCCTCGATAGTGCCGCTGGCGGCGGCATCGCGCTGGAAAGCGATGGCCGCATCGCGGTCAGCATCCCGCAAGTCATTATCGACAGCATCAACCTGCCGCGCATCTACCACGGCCTGCGCCTCACCGAGCCTGGCGGCGCATCGAAAATTCGGCTATTTGGCCCGGCCATCATCGTCGATGGCATTGCCACCCCACCCTACACGCGAGTCCCATGATGGAAGAAATCATCGAGGTTATTGAACGCGGCCCGCAAGGCCCGGTTGGCCCACAGGGCGACAAAGGCGACAAAGGCGACAAAGGCGACAAAGGCGACAAAGGGGATGTAGGCGACGTTAACCCGCAAATGCCCATCATCCTCGCCGCCGCCCAAGCCGCACAAATAGGCGCGGAGGACGCGCAGGGCAGCGCCGCAAGCGCCGCGAACACCGCCATCGCCCAAGCGGGTATTGCCACGCTCGAAGCCAGCGCGGCCAGCGCGAGCGCGGCCACGGCGACGACAAAAGCGGGAGAAGCGGCAAACTCGGCCAGTGCTGCGGCGGGTAGCGCCAGCACGGCCACGACCAAAGCGGGTGAGGCATCGACCAGCGCGACCAGTGCCGCAGGATCGGCATCGACGGCGACGACAAAAGCCGGAGAGGCCCAGAGTTCGGCAACATCCGCAACCGCGTCGGCTGGCACGGCGACCACGCAGGCAGGTATCGCTACCACGCAGGCGGGCATTGCGACGAACAAGGCAGACAACGCTGCTCAGTCGGCTATCGACGCGGCCAATGCTTCTCGTCTAACGTTAGGCGTGGTGAGCACGGGCAGTTCTGGAACACTCGCTGCGGCGAGCATCACGGGTGACGCTGGATCACAGGAACTTAACCTGACTATCCCTCGTGGAGACAAAGGCGACACCGGCGACACTGGCCCAGCAGGCCCGAAGGGTGACACCGGCGATACTGGCCCAGCAGGTGCTACGGGCGCGGCAGGCCCAGCAGGTGCTACGGGTGCGACAGGCCCGCAAGGCCCGACCGTTTATCCCGGCGCGGGCGTAGCCGTATCCACCGGCACGGCGTGGGGCATATCGCTTACATCGCCTACTGGTGCACT